GAGCACTCGGAGGGCTTACATCCCGATCTTTTGGATGAACGATTGCTTCCGAGACGGCAAGGATATCCCGTGCAATACCGGCATCTCGTTCTATGTCCGAGACGGTCAGTTGGACATGACAGTATTCAACCGAAGCAACGATATGCTCTATGGCGCTTACGGAGCCAATGTCGTGCATTTCAGTTTTTTGCAGGAGTATATTGCAACAGCCATTGGATGTGAGATCGGATACTATGCGCAGATCAGCAGCAACTTTCATATCTATACCGAGTTTGACGTCACCAAGAAATTGATCGGCAAGGTACAGCCGATGCCGCCAGATCCTTACAATGAGATTGGCATCGACCCGTCACATATCATGGTGTTGCCGAAAGCGGATATGATCAGCCAATGGCAGCGAGACGCCAAGTTCTTCATAGATCAATATACAATGGGAGGACCAGAAGTAGACGATTGGCATACACCGTTCTTTGCCAGAATTGCCGTACCGATGTATCGTGCATGGCATGCGTTCGTGCATGAGAAAGATCCAGAGAAGGCCGGGAGCTGGGCGATGCAGATTGCTGCACCTGACTGGCAAGAGGCAGCCCTTCAATGGTTCGATAATCGGATCGAGGCAAGGAATGCGAAAGCCAACCAAACGTGAGTTAGACGAGCTATGTCGGGTAATCTACGAGACGGACAGTCTTCAGAGCCCAAGCTGGGATCGAATAATTCAGATCTCAGCCAATGCAGAATCGGTGACGAAAGCAATAGCAGTGAGGGTATGGAGATGGCATCAAGAGAAGAAACAAGAGTCCGATTTCTTGTAGATCGGCTTATGTTTTGCTACAATGCTGGTCAGGTCCGTCGTTGGCATGCTCGAACACATGTGATCCGTGAGGAGACAATCGCGGCTCACACTTGGAACGTCGTGATGATCATCCTGCTGTTACATCCAAATCCAGGCAAGCAATTGATCTTGGCGGCGATGGTTCACGATGTGCCTGAATATGTGACAGGCGATATCCCTCGATGGTTCAAAGACTATCCAGGTGTTCGAGAAATCATTGACGCTGCCGAAGGAGGAATCCTAAGCACGCACGAGCTCTGGAATGAGAACGATCTAGACGAACAAGACATGCGCTGGCTCAAAGCGGCAGATTTGTTTGACGCATGGATATTCCTTCGTCAGAATCTGTTGGCTGGTAATCAGCTTGTGAGAAAATCCTACCACAAAGCAACGATGAAGATGCGCGAGATCACGTTGCCTTCAGAAGTTCGCGAAGTGTTCCAAGTCTTGATGCAGGAGGATACTTATGACTAAGGCGAATGACTATCAGGTTGGCGGGGACCACTACTCGCAGGCTGGGCGGTACCAGCACTGGGATTTTATCGAGGACCACGGTATCGGCTATTTGGAAGGATATGCGACCAAGTATCTGGTGCGATGGGATAAGAAAGGGATGCCGGTTCAAGACCTCGAGAAGTCCCAGCATATCGTCGCCAAGCTGATCGAACTTACAGAAGCGGGGAGACGGAAGAATCGGGCTTCCATGGTGCCGACTGTGGAAAGCATCGGATTGTTCTGTTCGGCCAACAAAGTCAAAGACGAACATACAGCCAAGGCCATTGAGCTACTGTTCCGGTGGCGCACATTGGCCGATATTGAAGAGGCATTGCATCATGTCCGATACGTCCTCGAAGAGCAACCTTCTCAGAGAGTCAAGCGAGACTACGACAAAGGAGGCCGCAAGCCCACTACCGAACAAGAGCATCCCTTCGGATACGATGCGAAGGAGGAAGAGAACGTTAGAGGTGAGTTTGCCGAAGATCGAGACGTCTACAGGGAAGCGGGTATATGGCCGAAGACCAAAAGCGAGCGCGATCGATCCGGAGAAGGTTCGTAAGTTGCGTGAAGAAGGGCTCTCGGTGATTAATATCGCCGGGAAGCTCGTAGTATCTCGACAAGCTATCTACTCGTGCATGTGGAAAAACGGAATCAAATAATGTTCCTAAGACCGGCGGCGTACGAGCAGCAGGATATCGCCTACGAGCGGATGATCTTTAAGAAGTATTTCGCTCTCTTCCCTGACCTGGGAGTTGGCAAGACCTACATGCTCCTAAGAGAGTTTCTCGCTATGTGGCAGGCGGGATATGTTGACGGCTTGCTGGTCGTCGCCCCGGTTGACGTGCATGATCAATGGATCACAACGGAGCTGCCCAAGACAACAGATCAGGAATGCATCACGGCAGTATGGCCGGAGCCACCGCCGCTCCAAAAGACGAAACTGCCTCGGATATTTACCATCTATCCCGAGGCGTTTCGCCGTCGGCCAAAACCGCCGCCTCGCGAGAAGAACGAATCCAATGCAGCCTTCCGAGCGCGGAGGGCTCTTTGGCGTTCGAGGCAGAAGAATGCACTCAAGCACATGGAGCGGTTTCTCAAAAGCGGACGAATGGGATTCGTTGTGGACGAGTCTCAAATGATGATGCACCATGATTCTCGAACCACCAAGACTCTTCGCTTGCTTCGCGAGCTAGGAGCCTATCGTCGCATCTCCTCTGGTTATCCGGTGCCGGGCGGGCGACTGGAGCTGGCGTATCCTCAATACACATGGCTCTCTCCGAAGATTCTTAGATGTGCAACTTTTGGCGATTTCAAATCCAGATACTGTGTGTCGGGAGGATTCAAAGGCAAGGAGATCGAAGGCTATATCAATGAAGACGACTACAAGGCGCGAGTTGCTCCATACACCTACACAGTGGAAATCGAAGACTGTACCGATATGCCTGAACGGACTTGGCTCGAGTTTCCGGTCGAGTTGACGAAGCAACAGAAGGATTTCATAAAGCAGATCAAAGAAGAGTTCGTTGCCGAGCTCAATAAGAAGACTCTCTACATGCCGATGGTGCTGCAGCGCTTGACGCGCATACAACAGGTTGCCTGTGGATTTCTTCCATACGACGCTAATGAAGATGCAGAGGGAAAGCCGGATATCCGTTTGCAATGGATACCTGAGCTCCGCACCGAGGCTCTCGAGCGTATGCTCGCGCGCACGCGCGGGCGAGTAATCGTGTGGAGCAGATTTTCGCCGTGCATCGAAAGACTCACTAAGCATTTCGGATCAGAGGCCGTCAAGTATCGCGGTGGTATGACCAAAGAGGAGAAGGCGGCTGCCAAGGAAGAATTCATAAACGGCAAGGCGAGATTGATCTTTGCCCAGCCGAAGAGTGCAGGTACCGGGACTGATGGTTTTCAGAAGAATTGCCGGTACACGTTCTACTGGAGCAATAGCTATGATTCTCAACAGCGTCGGCAGACCGAGCGTCGTATCTGGAGACTGGGCCAGAACCGAGCCTGCGTCTATGGCGACTTCATAGCGCCAGGAACATACGATGCGAAGATCCGTTCCGTTATCATGAATGGGCAGAAGCTGTCCGATAGCCTTCACCGAGAGTTGGCTGCATGGAAGATTTAAAGCCTTCTAAGATAATGCATCATCTGTAAAAATCACCATTACATCTGCACACCCATGGGTTAGGGTGGGGCTGCTGGTAAACAGCCCCCGGCGAACGGGGTGAACCCAAAAGCCCGGTGAGGGCAAGGAGCAGAGCGATGGCAAGGAACAAGGTTACGGCGCTCGTTGTGAACAACGAACAGAAGTCGGTCCTCCGACGGTATGTGTTGGCGCGTGAGACGAAGGGCTGCTGGCTCTACGACTGGCAGATGGCTCCGGCCAGCAAGGCCGATGCCGAGAAGGAAGGGTACGCCCCGCAAGGGACCCCCGATTGGGCCAGGAAGTGGTACGTCCTGAAGAGCGATTACCCGCAGGGAATGCCCGGCAAGACACTCATGGTCACCATCACCCCCATCGAGTAGGGGACGCTGCGGGTGAGAGCCGCTCGCGAGCGGCTCGATCCCCCAGCGGTTAGCTGGAGGAAGAGGCTCTTATGTATGATTTCAAGGAATACAAGCGGACTCCCCGCTTTGCCAAGGCAGATCTTTATGATCCCGATTGGCGCAAGACCAAGAAGGGCGAACGGAAATACACGACGAATGGTGACCATGTCTACTTGGCATGGATCATTGGGCAGGACGATGGCGAGAAGGGTCGCCGCATCCATCACTATCCACCGGGCCGCCGGGCTGAAGAATACGAGCGCGGATTCCAACTCGGCGTTTTGGAAGCCGGTGAACAGAGCCCGTATTTCTTTGACAAGTTTGGAGGGAGCAGTCGATGAACAAGTTTGTTCCATACCGCAACGTCTATGGCGCGCGGGAAAGTAATGGACTCGTCAATGGGAACGAGTACCACAAGGAATTTCAAGGGGCCAGGACAGTCCCTTGGACCGAACCAGGATTGAAGGTGACGCGGCTGCGGTTGCTGAGCGATCCTGGCTACCCGGCATGGGATGTGAGCTACTGCCATGGTGAGGTGAACGGCGAAAAGGTTCACGTCGAACTTCCTTTTAGTGATCTTCCCAAACGGAGAACAAGAAGAGCCATCGTTCATTATGCCATCAAGGATGGAGTGAACGCCAAGCAGATGGGTGTGTTCAACGCAATCAGCAAACTGATCTAGGAGAAGGATAATGATAAAACAGAACCAACCGGAGACCGTACGCGCACCCAAGCCGGGGGAGGAAATTAGCGGCGGGTTCCAAAAGAACTATGTGATCCTGGATGATACCAACATCCCGGATATCATGGATCAAGTGAACGAGTTGCTTATCAAGGGATATCAACTCGCCGGACATCTTATCATCGTAGACGTTGAGGGTAGGAATTTCTATTACCAGCCAATGATCAAGCGGAGCATGGCAGCACTCATGCGAGGAGTGAACTGATGCCAGTTGTTCTGGCGATCCTCGCCATCCTGGCTGTCCTCCTTACGGTAGCCATTGCTGATGAACGGTTGTTGCAGCAGAACTATTCGACGATCATGACCTATTCGTCTTTAGACGATTAGACTTTAGAAAGGGGCAGGACATGGTTAACGGACATAAAACTGAATGGTGCCCTGTCGGAGCGAGGGTCTGGCAGGATTCGAAGATCGGTCACATAGACTTGCTTTTGAAAGAACCACCGACCTATACCGGGCATTCGCTGCCGGTCTGTTTCCGCGGGGAACGTTGGGACTCGTTCAAAGCTCTGGCTTTGATTCTGGGGATCGGCAAGGATAAACGGAAACTGATTAGAAGAATATTGCGTAGACAGGGAATCTATTACCACGAAGGAGAACAGATTACGGTGGCGATCTAAGAAGTTTCCGGAGCCTGCAATTTCATGTATAATTCCAGTTCGAGATGGGTTATGCTAGGGGTAGCTAAAGGGGGCTCATATGCAGCAGGTTGAAAGACAGTTTCGCGTTGAGTACGAGGACGGGACAGTAGAGCATCTGTTCGGTCAGGATATCAACGAAGTGTGGCGCTGGTTGATCATCAAGCTGCGCCGCATCAATAATGCCAAGGTGCCGGTGAAAATCGAGGAGGTGAAGTAATGAAATACCTACAGGCTTTGTGGGACTCGGCGTCGAGTCCTCCAAAGTTTGACTTTTGGTTCTGGATGCTGCTCATATGGGCGTTCGTTGTCCCATATCTGTTCGATCAGGGTCACAGGAACTCTTGCCTTGAAAGAGGCAGGGTTTCCTTCTACACGATAGACTCGATGGTTGGTCTCGAGGAAACACCGACGTTCTCATGCACCCCGGTAAGGGGAATGGAGACAGGTCATGTCGAGAGTCATAATAACTGAAAACGCAACGATTTATGAAGGGCCTGATGCGGTGAAGCTGCGTCGGGCTCAGACTGTGAAAGCGGGCCTCAAGTTGGCGCAGGTAGGAATACGCATCAACTATAGAGTAAGCCCACAGAGATTGCTCCATGCAGCGGGAACGTTCACAGGAAAGACGTATGGGCGGCGAGCCTATGCGGTGGCGATCGCTGACTTGGAGCAATGGATTGCCGCCATGATGGCTGCGATCCCCATTGTGAAGGAGTGACGAGACGATGATGATCAAAGGCATTAGAGTTGTGGACTCGGGGAGACCTCTTGTGCTCTATGTCCATGAGAAGGACGTCGCCAAGGGCAAGGCGAAAGACTGTGAAAACTGTGCCATCGCTGTCGCGCTGAAGAGGCAGTTGAAGGTACGGCACGTCAGGGTTTACCTGACTAAGACCTATGTGCTGATCCGGGGCCGGTGGGTCCGGTATCACACACCGAGGGATTGTCGAAATCAACTCAAGCGGTTCGACCGGGGAATCGGTTTCGAGGAGGCAGTTTACAAGCTGGCTCCTCCAAGCCCGACCGAGAGAATCAACGGTCGAGCCCATCATGGGAACAGCCCTCGTTCCTTGGCAATGTTGAATAATAAGAACGCTAAGGGTGCAAAGAAAAGGACCACTGGTGTACGCGCCTCAGCTTATCAGGATCTATATCGTGATATGATCGAACAGAGGGCGTAGTCTAGAAGCCGCCCGGTCTTGGTGGCTGGGCGGCACTCTAACAGGAGAAGTGATATGGAATATGTAATCTATCCAGCAGTCTTCTTTGTTATCGCGGTCCTTGTTGGGCTCGGAATCGGCCAGCGGTTAAAGTGGGCGCGCAGGACGCAGACAAGGAGGATTCGATAATGGAATTGTTTTCGGTCTCGTTTCTAGGCTCGTTTCTGGGTTCCTTTTTTGGGTCTATGCTTGGAACCTTCATAGTCAGGAGATGGATGGATGGAAGACCGTAAGATATGGGAATTTGTGCAAAAGACCGGGGAGGAGTTGTGCAAGATTCCCAAGGAGAACAGGATGACCGCAATGCAGGAGGCAGTGTTCTGGCTTCTGCTATCGAGCCACTGCAACGATAGGATGGAGAAAGCAAGGTTAGAATCCTATGGCAAGCGGAAAGGATAATCTAATCCGCCGTATCTTGTCGAAGACATACAAGGTCTCGGTAGATGACGGCACGGATCTAGTGCTGACGTACAGCCACAGCTTGATTGAACTCCGACAGGCGATGCTGGGGGCTGAAGATTTGTTATGGATCTATGACAAGCACAAGAACAAGCTGGGCTGGATGAAAGTAAATTCCAAGACCGGCGAGATTCTAAATTACTCGGAACGTGACAAGCGTATCGCCGAGTTGGTCGCTGGCGAGTTTCTAGGGTAGGAGAAGTACTATGAAGAAACTGCGTGGACCCTTGTTTGATCACAATCGTCGCCCTGCTCCCCCGCAGTATGCGGAACGGTTTCAACTCAGGCCAGACGAGCTCATGGGAGACGACTACAATGGCTTCTTTACATACTGGAGTTCCTACAACGTCGATCAAAGAATAGAGCTCCATGTCGTAGCCGGATGCGGTAACGGCTGGGATCACGTGAGTGTGAGCACACGCGCTCGCTGCCCGGTGTGGCATGAGATGGAACAGATAAAGCGACTGTTCTTTGAGGAGCACGAGACAGCATTCCAACTTCACGTAGCCGTGAAGAATCACATCAGCATTCACCCTTACACGCTCCATCTTTGGCGGCCGCACGATCATCCTATCCCTCTCCCTCCTCACTATATGGTGTAAGATGTGGGAAGCTTGGAAGATGTGGCGGGCGCATCGCCGATACGTGAGCGAAAGCTGGCAGTGTCTTTGCTATAGACGGAACTCGAAGCGATATTCCCATTGCTGGTACTGTGGAGCTACGCGACTCGACAGTGAAGCGAAGGATATGCCGTTGAGATGGAATCTGTGGCACATGAAACGCAAGCTGTGGATTTTCCGTTGGGTAATTGGCTGGTTCTTGTTGTCGTGTTTCTTTGGACTTGCTGCGATCTACTTCTTTTCCAAACTGGTATGGATTCTATGGTTACGTTGATCCTGCACAATCGACCGCATCGCGGGAAGATGTTCTGCTACGAGCCTACGATGATCACGATCGTTGGCAAGCTGGTCCCCAATCCGTATTGGGTGGGAGAAGACTGTGTCACCATAGATACTGGTGAATCTTTTAACCCGCTGCGGATCGTCAAGAAAGAAGACGTGGCTTTTGGACTCAATGTCCGTTTACCCAAGAAGGCTCGGCCGAAGTTTTGGTCTGTTATAGGATCGAAAGGAGATCAATACGTCGTCATAAACGACGAAGGAACATGGACTTGTACCTGCAAGGGATTCGAGTTTCATGAAGACTGCAAGCATATCCGGGCTAAAAAGGAAGAGGTATACAATCCTAGAAAGCACAAGAACAAGTAAGCGTCTAGTGGCGTTCCCCGATAGGGGTGGTACTATAGGGCTCGTAGTGGTTTTGGGATACGAAACCGAGGAGCCCGGCAAGGGCAGGAGGTAAGGATGGACAAGTATGAGGCGGCAGTTGTGAGACGCAAACTGCGAGAGGCTCTGGCGAAGTACGCGGCGGCTCTGTTGGACACGGAGGTGCTGCCGAATGGGAGCGACGAACGCGAGATGGTGGTCGCGGCGCAACATGAAGCACAGCAGACGCTCGATATGATGCAGCCGAGGGAGCCCTAACGGTGAGAGCGGCCACGGCCGCTCGATCCGCCAGTGCTCCCGCATTGGTCGCACGGTTGGTTCCACACCGGGCGAGAAACGACAAGGAGAATAAATATGGCTCGTGATGTTGCTAGTGATCTGCTTGGTTCGGTGAAGAAAGGCTTGCCGCCAATGCCTCCGGGTGCAAAAGTCCCCGCAAAGGCGAAGGCTCCGGCGGTCCCGAAGCCACCCGCGCAGGCAAAGACTCCACCAGCTCCGGCCAAGAGCAAGGCGGCTGCGCCCGCTCCGGTCGCTGGTAAGAAGGCTGCGCCGGTTGTGAGCCGTGGCGCGGTCGTCAAGAAGGACGCCAAGGCCCCGGCGGCTCCCAGGGCTCCTCGGACCCCGGCGGTCAAGTACGAGGACTCGATGAAGATCGCCCTCGTGGAAGGCGCGCGCGCCTATCGTGCGGGAGGCAATGTCGAGAAGGCCGTCGATCTCATCAAGAAGAGTAAGTCGAAGACGGTCGGCGAGTATGTCCTGGCGATGGAGAAGTCCGAAAATCCGCTCCCTGCGATCGGTCTCCTTCGGTTTCTCGACAAGAAGGGCGCGGTCACCGTCAAGTGACATTTCAATCAACGGAGCGGGCAATGGGGCTCGCTCCGTTTTAGCACAGGAGGCGACAATGCGTAGAGTCTATATTCGAGAAAGGGAGTACGAGGTCATCGACTCCGTGTATATCCCAGAGAACCCGAATGTGTTCCTGCCAGTACAGGATCCGCCAAAGCGTGGGATTGGCCGATTGCTGATCGCCATGGCGCTCTTGGTAGGCGTTGGCTATCTGCTGACACCGGGAGCCAAGGCTCAGAGCACGGTTCGTCAGTACTATGGATGGAGCGACTATGGTTCCAATCATACAACTATCGTGTTACCGGAAGCGGTGATTATCCCGGTGCCAATCCAGCCGCCGCAGCCTCTGCCCATGTACGGCAGACTCACCTGCAATGATTGGGGTCCGAACAACTATCGGTCCTGTTCGGATTATACTCGAGTTCCGGCAGAAGTCTATTACTGCATCCGGAACCAGGACGGTAAGCAGAGGTGCGTTGGATCCGAAGAGCGTCCGCGCA